TTAATGATATCTTGTCTGGGGCACTGTCTTCTGCTAAAAGTCTTGTGGCTGATGGTTTGGACGTAGCTCAAGGCTTCTTCAATTAATTAGGAGTATTTAAAATGGCTATTCAACAGAAAGAAGTAAACATCCTTGGTGACAACTACCTGCTGACACAATTTCCGGGTATGACTGGACTCAAGCTTGGTAAACAACTGATCAAAACTCTTGGCCCATCCTTCGCAGTATTGTCTGCTGGAGCTGATAATAGTGTCACTGGTGCTCTGAATATTCTATTCGAAAACCTAGATGATAACTCTGAAGCACTGATCATCGCCCTTGTTAGCTCTGCCTCGAAAGGTAGTGTAGCAATCAACTTCAATAATGAATTCGCTGGTGATTATGCCAAGCTGTTCTTGCTGGTGAAAGAGATTGTGGAGTTTAACTATGGTTCGGTTTTTCAGATGCTAGGTTCCGGCGTCCTGTAAACTCTAACGCGGAGCCACAGACAGGCCATCCTCGCTTGCAGAAGGTACAGGATGGCTACACTCAAGACTGGGAAATCTTCAGGATTGTCACAAGTGACATGAGAGGGTTGCCTAGTTATGTTGAGTTGCAATCTGTCTGCAACGTAGAGGACATCTATAATATCATTGAGATGCTTGATGCTAAGTTTGAAATGGATGAGGTAGCACGTATCCAACAAGCACAACAGGCTGCTCAGAACAAACCATAGTGAGGCTATATGCTACAAGAGGAAATTGCTCGCCTAACGGGTACGCTTAAGTTCAACGTAGAAGCCCGACCACTGGTAGCGTTTGAGAAACGTCTTATGGGAGTAATGAACTTGCTCCGTGAGTTCTCTACGATTGCCAACAAGAAGTTCACAGTGAAGGTTGCCCTTGATAGTAGATCGCTACGAGCACAGATCGACAAGGCGACCAAAGCTAAAATCAGCCTCACTAATATTGATATCTCTAATGAAGTGTTGTCTGCACAAGGTAAGCGTATTCAAGAGTACCTAGACAAAACTCCAATCCGTTTAAGTAATGTAAAGGTTGATATCAGTAAACTAGTTGAGCAGAAGAAGTTTGTTAAGACCCTTATGGGTCAGATGCAGATTGATATCCCAATCAAATTTGGCTTCACTGCAATGGAGACTGAGCTGCGTCGTGAGATGAAAGCTATTGGTGCACGTAATCCCCTTAAGGTTCATGTCGAGATTAGTCAGACGCAGATGATCCTCAAACTACGTCGTGCAATCCTAAATGCTCAGAAGAATATTGGTTCTTTGAAGCTCCGTGTAGTTGATCCAGAAGTAAGATTGAAAGTTGACAAGCAACACTTGATCGCTGAAATCAGATCTGCCATTCAGAACGAGACATTCGATATCCGTATCGGAGCTAGACGTACTGGAGGTAGTGGAGGTGGATTGAGGGCTGAAGGTAGTGCCAGAAGCAGAGGACAAGTTCACAAAGGCATCTCTGCTATGGAGGGGTTCGCTAGAGCCGCTCTACCGGGCTTAGGAGCTGCGATGGCGTTTGACAAGATGAACGACATCAACCAGAAGGTTACGGCTGCTCAGAATAGCTTAGAAGCTGTCTCTGGTAATGAAGCTAACTTCAAATCCAACAGAAACTTCCTAACCAATATGACTCATGAGATGGGTCTTAATTTCAGAGATGTTGCACCACAATTCTCTAGTATCTTCCAATCTGCTGCACCCAAAATTGGTGTAGGGGCTACTCAGGATATGTTCCGTGGTATCATGCAATACGGTACTGTGCACGGTCTTGATAAAGAAGCTATGAAGGGTTCGATGGTTGCTCTTAGCCAGATGTTTGGTAAAGACAAAATCCAATCTGAAGAAGCTCGTCAACAGTTCTCTGAACGTATGCCTAACGGTATGGCGATGTTGGCTGAAGCTGCATTCAAATCTAAACAGATCAAGACAAACTCTGTAGCAGCTTTTGGCGATCTGATGAAAGCTGGTAAAGCTGACCCTGCTAAAATCTTACCAGAACTTGGTAGATTGATGAAGGAAGCCTCTGAACGTAATGATGCTTATAAGAAGTCTCTTGATACTACACGTGTAGCGCAAGGTCGAATGAATACAGCCTTCGAAGATAGTGTTGTGATCTTCGCTAAAGGTGGATTCGATAAAGGCATGGGCGGATTTTTCAACAAGATGTCTGATGCTATGCAAAGAGCTAAGCCTTTGATTGAGGCTCTTGGTGGTGCATTTGAAATCCTGATCAAACCACTGAATGCTGTAATTACATTGATTGGTGATCTTGGTGAAGCATGGCCTAAGATTGCAAAAGCTTTTGGAATCTCTGAGAAAGCACTGGCTGCATTCGCCACTGGTATTGCATTGTTCATGTTGCCATTTGGTGGATTTATTGCTGCACTAGCTGCTGCGGCTCTGGTTGTTGAAGACTTCGTTACATATTTCAAAGGTGGTGATAGTGTCTTCGGTACTCTTGTAAAAGATACTCCGGGCGCACAAGCTGCTGTTGATGGTATCAGTAAAGCATTCCAAGGTGTTGTTAACCTGATGGATAAGTGGCTTGAAAAGAGTGGCTTGCTGACTGATGGTATCGGTAGTATTAAATTCAGTGATGTATTCTTAGCTAGTCTGGAAACAGTTAAATCTGTTCTAGAAGAGACACTGAGATTGATGACAGCTATTGACCAGTTGATGAATGGAGATACCAAAGGTGCAGGCAAGTCCCTGTCTGACTTCGCTGCTAAGAACTCCATCTACAACCAAGTATATAACAGACTTGATCACAGTGACAGCCCAACCGAAGGTGACACTGGTCCGGGATTCTGGGGTGGTCTTGGAGATTGGCTAACAGGTCCAGCATCTAAACGTCAGACTCTAGCACAACGCCTAATGGGCGGTAATGACGCAATGCCACCTACATATTCTGGAACAGTTGATCGTTCTGGTGTTGGTTCGGCGGGCGTTACAACAGGTCCACTAACACTCAACCTGACTGTTCAAGCACCTGATGGTGTGACTGATCCAGTTCAATTCGCTAGTAGTATTGCACCACACTTCGAAACTATGATGGAAGATTACACCAAGAAAGTGTTTGGTGCTGCTAGAGCACAACAAGCAGAGAGGCAATAATGGCTATCGTACTCCGTAGAGGAAATGGAGACATTATCTGGTTTGATGCAATCTCGGCGTATGATACAACATACACCTCGACTGTTACGAAGCATCCCGTCGCTACTGGCGGGTTTGTTTCTGATCACACAACCAAAGATAATGTTGTCCTACAAATCAGCGGTGTCCTTTCTGATGCTGACTTTAACCTCTCTCGCCAGTTGATTGAGGTTAAGGCTGCTGATGGTACTGACATCTCTAAGAATAAACAATTCACAAACAACACAGTCACAGCTAAACGTGTAGATATCCTTCAGTCTCCAAGTATCAACAAACTACTACCTGAAGTCGTTGCACAGTTCACTAAAGACTCTATTCCATATGCTGTCGTATATCCTCAAGAGAAAGCCAAGACTGCACTAGCTGTTAAAGCTGCCTTGATTGATATGTGGCGTAAGAAGGAAGAGTTCCAAGTATTAGATATCATCGATAACTCTGTCATTGAACAGTTTAGTCCTTGTATCTTCACACACCTATCCTTTAAAGAGGATGATACAACTGGTGATGGTGTATTCCCAACAATGACTATTGAGGAAGCGGTGTTTACTGACCTACAGGAAATCTCTGTAAAAATTAAGACTTCCAACAAAGGACGTAAGACTGGGGCAGTGACTAAGAACCTATTGGACTTACCACCACCAGAGAATAACCCAACTGACTTGAGTGGTAAGAATGCTGGGGATGTAAGGAAATCTCAAGCATCGGGAGTAACACAATGACAACAGCAATTGAAATGCCTCTGTACACTGATTTGAAATATCGCTACGGTATTGCACTTGAGGGGCAGTCTTATCAGTTTACATTCTACTGGAACACAAGATGTTCTCAGTGGCATATGGATATCAGACTAGAAGATCAAACTCCAATCTTGTTGGGGTATGCTCTTGTACCTCAATATCCAATGTTAGTTGACTACAACCTAGAGGATATCGGCCTGAGCGGTTACTTCACTTTGTTGCCGATCAACACAACAATCTCTAACAAGATCACTGAAGGCTCTGACATCATGCCGCAGTTCTTCAGTCTATTCTATATCTATTAACAGGAGCAAATTATGGCACAGAAGGATAGGATTTTCTCCCTGACAATCGGAGATTACAAGACAGGCAATGGTCTACTACTTGAAAACCCAAAGCCTGATGGTAGTGGTGGGTTCATTGATAATCCTTGGGAAATCAAATTTGATGTCTCAAAGAGTGCAGACAACAAACGCAACAATGGTAACTCTGCCGTCATCGAGATTTACAACCTATCCGACAGCCAGATTAAACTCATCGAGAGCGACTACCTTGAGGTGACGTTCTCTGTTGGATATAAGAGTACAGGTGCACACGTACTTGTCCTAGGTAACGTCACAGAGACTTCCACAGTAAAGAGTGGTAATGATTATGTAACTCAGTTGAAGATCGGTGAAGGCTACACAGCCCTCAACCATGAGAACCTAGCTAAGATGGTGAGTCCCGGTAAGACAGTGGCTGATGTGCTTGAAGAAATCAGACAGCAAATGCCGGGTGTTGCCCGTGGAGCTTACACTGGAACAAACCTGAACAACCCCATCATCTTTGGTTGGAGATTGAAGGGTAGTCCACGTGAGATGCTGATGAAGCTTTGTGAAGCTCAGAATCTGGAATATAATATCAATGCTGGTGTTCTCAATGTCTCTGGTGAGAATGGATTGCTAAGTAAAGATACACAACTAGCCCCAGTGCTTAATGCAAACACTGGACTGATTGACCTACCATTCTACACATCTGAAACTGGTCGTAAACCTAAGAAGGATAAGAAGCGTAGACGCGGTGTTCAGTTCAAAGCATTGCTCAATACTGACATTGTTCCCGGCAAGATTGTAAAACTGGAATCCAAGTGGATCAGTGGGTACTTCCGAGTGAACACAGCACGATTCAGTGGAGACTTCCGTGGTAACGAATGGTATGTAGAATGCTTCTGTTCTGAAGTGGTAGCGGAGGATTTGACATGATTCATTCGGATTTTATGGATATCATCAGAACACAGTTTCAGATTGATATATCACAGATTCATACAGCGATCCCTTGTAAGGTGATCAATGTCTATGGTGACAATGAACAGCAGAAGATTGATGTTGTTCCTTCTGTTGACAACCTAATGAGAGATGGTAGTGCAGAACCAAGCATGCAAATTCTTGGTGTACCTGTTATCTTTCCGGGTAGTGCAACTACACTGATCAGCTTCCCAATTAATGTTGGTGATACTGTATATTGTGTGTTTTCACAACGTAGCACTGACAACTTCAAGATTGGATCTGGTGAGCCAACTATTGCAAACGATGCTAGGAAGTTTTCTGATCAAGATGCTGTAGCCATTCCCGGTCTGTTCCCATTCTCTAAGAGTTTGAACAACCCACAGATTCGTAAATTCCCTCATGACTCTAATCGTGACTTGTGTATTGCACACAACATTGCATCTGGAACTGAAGTGAATATCATCCTCAAACAGAGTGGCGATATGCTCGTTAATACTGAAGAGTCTGTAACAGTGAACTGCAAGACCGGTGTCATGAATGCAACTGAGTCATACACAATCAACACTCCAACTTTGAATATCAACTCCAACACTTTGAATATGAATGTGACCTCCACAACTTGGACAGGCAACATTACTCATTCTGGAAACTACACTCAAACTGGTACATCCACATTCAACGGTATTGTATTCGCAACCCACAAACACACAGGCGTCACTCCGGGTGGTGGTACTTCTGGTGGACCAACAGCATAAGAGGATTTATTATGGATTTGCTACTAGACACAACAACAGGCGATCTGGTCTTTATTAACGGTAAATGTCCTGTAACACAACTGCAAGCAGACGTTGTAGCCCAACGTCTTCGCATCAAACTCTATACATTCTATGGAGAATGGTTCTTGAACACCACAATCGGTGTCCCATATATCCAACAAATCTTTGGTAAGGTGAGAAGCAAACCTACGGTTGATCTTATCTTCCAAGGATTGATTGCTGCTGATCCGGGTGTGATTGAGATAATCTCATTCACCTCTGAGATTAGCACAAATCGTGGATACACAATGACCTTCTCTGTTCGTGTTGCTGATAATACAGCATCCCTACCAATTACAATTTCCATCGGAGGTTAAACATGGCTGGTCTTTCTCGCCAAGGTCTAGAAATCAAAACGTTGGATGACGTTCTGACTGACTATAAACTGAATGCTGCATCCATCTTCTCTGACTTGGTTCCTGCTGGCGACGTTGTAGACGTTACTGATGATGGTGCTCTTGGTCGTATGATTGGTGTTATCGCCCCTGCTGAAGCATCCATCTGGGAAGCCCTACAGCAAGTCTTTGACAGCTTCAGCCCAACAACTGCTATCGGTGTAGCTCTAGACAATATTATTGCCTTGAGCGGCATCACGCGACTTCCTGCAATGGCTACACGTGCACAGGTAATCTTGGAAGGTGACTACAACATCACAATCAGCTCTCCACAAGGTAAAGCTTATAGCTCGTCCACTCAACGTGTATTCAGTATTGCCAACCCTGTAGTTATGAACCTAACCAACGCATCTGGTGTTGGTATCTATCCGAATACTGTTGCCAACAGCACAGACTACCGATTCAGTTACAGTGTTGACGGGGTCAACTTCCTAGATGCAATCTACCACTCTCCATCGTCTGGCACCACTGCTCAGGTAATTCTGGATGGTGTTCAGAATAAAGTTGACACTTTATTCGGTTCGACCTTTACAACTTACCAATCTAGTGGTAGACTATACATTACTAGGACCGATCCATTCCAGATCGCCACCTTCACCGTGAGCATTAACTTGAATGTTCAGAAGGTGAGAAAGCTTGGCATCGCTGTCGATGATACTGTTGGACCATTCCCACAAGAAGCTCTTGCCATCGACACCATCTCTGTACCTATTCAGGGTTGGGATTCTGTCTCTAACCCTGTAAAAGCTACTACAGGTCGTCTGACCGAGACTGATGAAGAGCTTCGTGAGCGCTTCCGTAACTCTAAATTCTTCCAATCCCAAAACATTCTTGAAGGTATCCTTGATGCCCTTCGTAACGTCGCTGGAGTTGTAGATGTTGTTATCTATGAGAATGATACGAACGCGACAGACATTAACGGTGTTCCGGGTCACAGCTTCTTGCCAATCGTTCTAGGTGGCTTACCATCTGACGTTGCACAGGCTATCTGGGGTAACAAACCTACAGGTATTCCATCTGTTGGGACTACGACGGTACAGATCACAGATAGCCAAGACATCCTCCACAATATCTCTTACAAACAGCCGACTGAAAGTCCAGTGTATATAACTCTGTCGATCACCGACCTTGGCTTTATGCCGGGCGATGCTCCAGCCCAGATCAAACAAAACTTGGTTAACTTCTCAGATAGCAACCTGTTCATCAGCACTGACGTAATTTACTCTCGTCTATATACTCCAATCAACGCCGTTCCCGGTTTCACAGTCAACTCTCTGAAGATTGGACTTGCACCTTCCCCGACAGGAATGGTGAACATCCCTATTGCATTCGACGCAGTTGCTTCTATCTCTGCTGACAACATCATTATTACAATCGTTTAATAGGAGGACTTGTGTCCGAACTCAATCCATTTGTGAATGAAGAGTTCCTGAATGTGGCACGCTCGCGTGTCACAGAACAATTCAAACAGAAGCCAGTATATGATAGATATTTGCAGCTCCTACTCTCGGGTAAGATTGAACTGCAAAACACTATCCAAGATACAATGCAACTCCGCTCCATTGATACTGCGGTAGGTGTACAGTTAGATGTTATTGGTGAGATTGTAGGTCGTCCACGTGGCCTTGTAACCTCTGACATCTTCTACTACTTCGGATTCGAAGGTGCAGCTCAAGGTGAATCTTTCGGTTCGACCACTGACCCTACAGTCGGCGGACAATGGTACTCGTTGGATGCCCCAGTTGGCATCAGCCGTGAACCATCTGACGAAGAGTACAGAATCATTCTTAAAGCGAAGATCATCAAAAACAGAACACTCGCAAGACCAGAAGACGTTATTAACGCTTACAAGTTTCTATTCGGAGCTGGCACTGTAACCATTGAAGAACTTGGCCCTGCTCAAGTGCGTATCGGGATTGGTAAGATCCTGAACAACGTAGAGCGTGGATTGCTATTCGACCTTGGTGGTGCGGGAACACTACTCCCAAAACCAATTGGTGTCAGTTACGTATATTCTGAATTCCAATCTGGCAGGGTTTTCGCCACAGAAGGCTTCCCCGGTGCCATGGGTCCGGGCGACCTAAACGATCCGTCTGTTGGCGGGGTCCTATCTAATCTAATCACATAAAGGAACAAACATGGCTGATATTCTTAAATACGACATGACGGATCTTTGGGCATCCTCTGGCGACAAAGTAGCCCCAGATGCTTCTAAAATCCACGCTGGGTGGGGTGTTGAAGTTGTTCCCCGTCAGTGGTGGAACTGGTTTGAAAACCGTCAAGATCAGAACATTGCTTATATGCTTCAGAAGGGTTTCCCTGAATGGGATGTTACAACTGAATACATCATCAACAAATCTTACGTACAGCGTAATGGTGTTGTTTATAAAGCAGTAGCTACAAATACAAACGTTGACCCTGTATTGCTGACAAGCTGGGTCCGTGCATTTATTGATTACACAGTGGCTAACGACGCATTGGGTACAATCACTCCCGCTGCTGACCGCCTTCCTTACTTTAACGGTGCAAACACTGCCACGTACACAACACTGACATCGTTCGCTCGCACTTTACTAGATGATACATCTAGTGCTGCTGCTCTAACAACCCTCGGTGGACAAACACTCAACTCCAACTTGACAGCTTTGTCTGCTGTCTCTGCTGCTACTAACGCACTTCCGTACTTTACAAGCACAACTGTTATGGGTGTGGCAACCTTGACTGCTTATGGCCGTTCTTTGATTGGTGTCGCAGATGCTGCAACTGCTAGAACAACGCTTGGTCTGGGTAACGTTGCAACATTGAACATCGGTACAACAACAGGTACTGTGGCTGCTGGTGATGATAGCCGTATTGTTAACGCGTTGCAAAAAGGTAATAACCTGAGCGAGGTAACTAACGCAGCCACAGCTCGTACTAACATCAGTGCACAAACGCTCAACAATAACCTTACAGCTCTTTCTGGTATCACTGGTGCAGCAGACCTTCTGCCGTACTTTACTGCTGCTGGCGCCATGACCACTACCACTATGACTGCATTTGGTCGTAGCGTAGTGGCTGCTGTGGATGCTGCAACCGCACGTACAACTTTGGTTGCTGCTAAAAGTGGTGCCAACACTGACATTACCTCCCTCTCGTCTGTGACGCTGAATGGTACAACTGTTCTTGGTAAATTCACTGAGTCGCTGGTTACACTCGCTTCAGCCACAACCACAGACATCGGTTCCGCTGCTGGCAACGTGATCACTGTTACAGGTACAACCACTATTACAGCACTCGGCACTGCACCTGCTGGTACACGCAAGCAAGTGAGATTCGCTGGTGTTCTGGTTCTGACTCACAGTTCTTCTGTGTTGTCTCTTCCAACAACAACTAACATTACCACTGCTGTAGATGACGTGGCGGAATTCCGTAGTCTTGGTTCTGGTAACTGGTTCTGTACTGAGTATAACCGTGCAAATGGCCAGCCTCTGGCCGTTGTTAGCGTTGCTCAAGGTGGTACAGGTGCTACGACACAAGCAGCAGCTCTCGCCGCACTGCAAGGTGTTGGTTATGATACTA